CAGTAATAGTTTCATCTTCAGTTTTAGCCTTATCTTTTTTTAATTTAGCTTTCTCTAAATCTTCTTGTAAAGTCATTAATAATCTTTTTCGTCTGCTAATTTAAACAATGACTCTTGTACATGTTCTTTACCTGACTTAGTAACATATTTTCCATCTTTATACAAAGAACCTTCTTCAGATTCTAAGTAATTTTTAGAATTACCTTGAGTAGGTGCATGTTTATTAAAGTCAATATTAGTTGCCTCCTGATTTGGCTGTTTACCATCAGGTGCTGTATTAAGATCTCCTGCTTTAACTTTAGCGTTTGGGTCAAATTTAGTTTCCATTATTCATCTCCTTCATCAATATTAGATTCATCAGTTAAATCTTCAAGTTCCATTAATAAGTCTTCTTCCTTTTCATGTAGCTCTCTGATATCCTCAATGACATCTGATACTGTTCTTGTTTTCTTTTTTCTTGCCATGGGTTTCTCCTATATTTTTATTTTTTTAATTGACAATACATTCTTTGTTGGAATAGTTGTATATCCACCGCCTTGTTTTATTTTACCATTGTCTTCAAAAATAAAATCAGCCATAACAACATTTGTTTTACTTGTATGTGATACCAACCATCCAACACTACAGCATACTGCAGTTTTAGATTTTTTAATATCAGATATATCTGCCCAAGCTACATCTCCAACTATATCTTCCCAATATACCATTACTAGTGTATAAGGAAAATTCTTTTTATCTATAATAGGTAGTTTAATTTTTTTCACTATCTCCTTTTTATAGTACTAGCTAATATCCAAATACTCTATCGACAGGTTGGAATTGTGGTTTAGGAGTTCTATTAAATCTATTTGCGTAACTTGTATGCATTGGTCTACTCATGCAACCATATCTTAAAGCATCATAAGCATGATCTTCTACATGTGTATTAACATCTTCAGGATTGTTATCATCCAATGGTAAAAGAGGTAGTGTTCTAATTAAATTTCTACAAGTAGAAAAAATTCTTAATCCTGGTTCCTTTTTCTTATCGTCACTAATTTTTAATCTTTTATGAATTTCTAGCTTACCACTGATTCTACTTTTAGGTGTTCTATCAGAAGGTCTCCAACGACATCCTGTTTGAATCATTGTTTCTGCGATGCTTGGACCTATATCACCTCGTTTTGCCCATGTACTAGCGTCTAAGACCCCATAGCGTACATATTCTCCGTGTTCTAGTTCTAAGACTTTTCGTGCAAATACATCTGCCGTAATTTTTTGGGTATATAATTCTCTATATATCCATAAGTTATTATCATAATCAATAGCAAACCAAAGAACACAAGCAGGAGAACTGTAGCCCCAGTCTGCAGCACGAAATTTCTGCCAACCTTTAGGTACTTCAAAGGGATCAACCACATGTATACTTTTACTAAATTCAGGAAATGCTGAATCTTCAAATGCATCCCAATCTCCATCTAAAAATTGTTTTCTTTGTATTTCTGGTAATGATGCCAGCATAACATAATAATCATCTGTCTGAATTAGATAAGGATTATCTTGAAGTTTTGCTGGTATAAATCTTCTTGTAATTACTTTATTGCCATTAGGTGTATCTATGTTAATATCAAAGGCAAAATTAGGCACAGCGGGATCCACGAACATTTCACGTACCCATTGTGAACCTATATTACCTGGATTCCCTGTTGCTCTCATGTAAACTGGAATCTCAGTATCAACTGATCGTAAAGATGATCTTAAAAAATTATATATATCTGGCGAAGGATATTGTGGTAGTTCGTCTATTCCTATCCATGTGTAAGATTGCCCTTGGTAACGTAAAGCGTCTGTCATGTTCTCTGCGTACCCGAACTCTATCTTTGCTCCTGAAGGGAATCTCCACTCTTTTTCTTGTTCTCTCCATTTTGCTCCTGGAAATGCTTTCGAGTATAATCTTTGAGAATGATTAATCAAATCTCTTAACTCTGGCATTGTCCGTCTAATAAGAAGTGCTCTATGCGTTTCTTTATGGCAGTACCTTAATGGATCTACCAACATAGCATAGGATTTTCCACCTCCTCGTGCTCCCCCATAAAATACCTCTCTTTCGGGAGCTGCAAGAAATTCTGTCTGTGGACCACTATTAGGTCTAAAGATTACATCTTGCTGGTTTATATGCTCTTTTACTGTTTTAGGTGCACTTTCAATTATATCTTCTGTAAGTAGTTGTGTCTCTTTTCCTGTTAAAGCTTTATTAATAGTTAACAGTTTATTTTTAGTATTTTCTGCAGATCTTTTAGCAGAAATTAAAGACTGTTCTGCCTTTGCAACTTTCTTACGACTGCGAATTAGTATCTGTTTGACTGACTTCTTGGCCTTCTTCTGGGCTATTTGCTTGGGCTTCGGTGGTGCTATTTCGGTTAAGTCTTTTTTTAAGTCCGACATGTGATATATATCTTCCTGTTTTCCTATGTACCCATCTGGCAGTCTCTCTTAAGGAACAAGTCTTTAAATATTCTTGTGCTTGCGTAAGAGCATCTAATTCTTCTTTAATTGGTTCTAAATAGCTAGAGTCCTGTGATTGTTTAAAACCAAATGGAACTACTCTAGCTCTTTTCTTGATCTTTATTGGTTCCATCTTTTGCTGGTAATATAAATATTCCATGTAATGATTTCATATTTATATCTAATTGATCCTTTTTTACAATTCCTACTCTGTCTAATACAGAGTTAGCAGCTGCTAGACGAATACTTGCCTGTGGTGTAGTACCGTCTTCGTCTAGTAAGGCAGTTAGCCTAGTGGCTGCTCGTGCAGAATGTGTAGATAAGTGATTTTCTGCTAATTCTGTTATTTCTTTTTTAAGATTACGTACAACTTTGGGATAGCTATGCTCAGAGTAGCCAGCTATCTTAGCTGCTTCCCGTGGATTTCCTTGTGCTTCCCCGAATAATACGTCTAGAAACTTTTCCTGCATGTCTGTTAAGCTTCTTTTTTGAGTCTTTGTTATAGAAGAACCCATGTCTTGCATTTATTATCTCCATTACTTCTTTAAAAGGTATATTTTCTTTAAATATCATACTATTTTGTCTATTAAACTGTATTAATAAGGGAATCCTAGGAACTCCCTAATAATAGATGCAGTTTAGTGATGACCTCTGTGGCATGCGTGCATGCGAATGTGTACGTGTGTCCTTTTAAAGTGCATCTATTTATATTATACACACAAATTAGACTTTTGTCAAGGATTATTTTAAATATTTTAGTAGGTGCGACAATTTGGTAGTAGACAAAAGTGAAAATAATGTGTATAATGTAACTATAGGTTACACGGGGGGTTTTATATATATAATATAGCTAAATATAGAAGTACCCCTAGGGTATTCCTGGGAATATTGTCGGGAGTATATATAGAATATATACCCTAAAATATGGCCACTAGGTAGTTTACAGAGATATTGGGGATTTTCTGGTGTGTGTATATGTATATATATATGGGGTACCCTGTACCCCTGCGTACCCCCTATGGTATTCTTTTTTTTTATTCTTAAATATAAATTAATATTGCTTGAGATTATTTCAGGGGTACCCTTAGGAAATTTTTGGTATTAATTTTTGTTACCACTTGGATTGTAATGAGAGAGAACTTAATTTTTTATGTATAAGCTACAAGTTAACCAATAACACCCCCAAAAATAACCCCCCCATGTACCTATGAATATCTTTAGAGCAGACAAAAAAAAACCCCCCTGAAATTAATCAGGGGGGCTTTAGTGTTAGCTGGTATTATCTAGCCAACTCTTTTACTTAATCTTGCAACTTGTTCTGGTGTCATGTTTGATTGTCTAATTTTATTAAACTCAATAGACCATTGTGTACAAGCTATCTCTAATTGCTTAACAGCTTGCTCAGTTCCAGCTTGTTGATCTTTTTGATTTAACACTAATTCCGATTTACTAGCGTTAATTGTTCTAGACATTTTTTTGATACCAGCAACAAAACTATTATCAGTTCCTGCGGTTTCATTAGTTGCTAGATTTGTAGATTTATCTGCATAGTAATTTTGACTTGCTTTTTTTAGTTCTGCAAATTTCATACTATGTTGATCTAGTTCCTTTTGGTGTTGTGGATTTGGGCTATATTTTTTTGCAAAAGCTCCATCAATAAAAACCTCACTATCTTTATTACCTGTAAATTGCTTTCCACTTTTATTTTTTTGCAAGCAACCAGCTTTAATTAATGGCAACGCTACCCAAAAAGAATCTTTTAAAATTCTCATTCTATCCTTGCCAGTATCTGTTGTGCTTTCCCATGTTTTTAAAGTGTCAACACCCAACCAAATTTTATATGAATTAACAAATCCCCGTACATCACGATTTGTAATGGTATTTAATTTGTTAAAATCATATTCAAGATTTGTTGATTTGTCTTTATATTTTAAAGCAACCTTGCCTGATTTGATTGTATTTATAATCATTGTAGTAAAGACAATTCTTTTATGTCCGATTTCGGAATTGCTTATTACAATATTGTCAACCATTGTTAATTGTTCTTGCTTAGAACTATCAACAATTTTTGTTTTTTCTTTAGTCATATTAACTCCATTAATTAAACCAATATTATTTTTAATATTTTTAAATTTAATCATTACTATTTGTACACCCATTAAGTATGTAAATCAAATTTATTTTTAATTTATTTATTTTTTTCACAATTGTTAAAATGATACATATTGACGCACCTATATCAACCCTTGATTGTATATGGCAATATTGTGGTATTGCCACACATTTGACACAATCAATCATAGGTGGTATTATTAGTAATGATTGAAATAATTTTAAATAAAATAAAAGAACTAAAATACTACAACTATTCTTTTTATTGTAGTTGTAAGATTTGTAAATTTTTTAGATTGGTAAAAATAAAATGACTTATGACAATTTTTTAATCGGTTATTTTATAATTGTAATGTTGATTAGTTTAATACTTATTATTAAAAAATAAAATTATGATTACAATTTTTATAACATTAGCAATAGCCCTTGCAATATTTGGAACATTAACAATATCACTTTTAATATTTGGAATATTAGCAACGTGGTTATTTACAAAGAATTAATATGGACATGAACAAAATACTCATAGCTGTAATGCTTATCACAACTGTTGGTTATATACTCTATACAAACTATCAGTTGACAATAGAATTAGCGATAAGATAATCATTTGACATAGACAATAAAAAGTCGTAGAGTTTTCCTATACGAAAGGAAAAAAAATGTATGACCTATACTGTTACAATGTTTGTTTGGTTGACTGCTATTATGTTAATTGCTAGTTATCTAATAAACTAAAAACCAAAGGAAACAAAATGGAAAACCATTTTTAGAACCCCTTGTGTCTATTTGACGCAGGGGGTTTTTTATTGT